TCACGCCAATTTCGCCATCGCATCAGCTAGGTGTTCTGGCGCAAGGTGCGCATAGCGGCGGGTCATGGCAGTCGAGGTGTGACCCAAAATCTCGGCGACAGTGTGGAGCGGAACACCCGCCTGCACCAGCCATGAGGCGCAGGTGTGCCTCAGATCATGCCAGCGTACCGACTCCATGCCCAGGGAGGCGCGGGCAATCTGCCAAGACCCGCGCACACCGTCCTCGCTGATCGGGAGCGGCAGCCGTTTTGCGATCTCCAGCACCTTGGGGTGCAGTGGGACCATCTGCAGGGTGGCGGTCTTGCTGCTGCGATCCAGCCGAATGAAGCCGTTTTGCACCTCATGCTTGGTCAGCCGTAGCAGGTGTCCACGCCGAATCCCGGTGTAGGCGGCCAGCCTCACGTAGTCACCAGCCAGAGGGTTGGGGCAGGCAAGCGCCAGCGCTTCCACCTGTGCAGCTGTCAGGAACGTCTCGCGCGCCTTCTCTGGAAGGAGGGTAATCGAGGCTGGGCGATCCACCCAGCCCCATTCCCTCCAAGCCATGCGGGTAATCTGGCGCAGGATTCGCGCCTTGTGGTTGACAGTGGCGGGGGCCTTCTCCATCTCTGAAGCCTTGATCTCCGCCCACACCTGCGAAACCTCGGACAGCTTCCTGCCTGCAATGTAGGGAAGAAGTGCCCGGCAGTGCGCCCGAGTCTTCGTGGCTGACCGCAAGCGCGGCACGTGGTCCAGGAGCCACTTCTCCAATGCATCGGCGATCAGGCGTTCCGGCTCGCGACCAGCCGCAACCTCTTTGACGGAGGCGAGCCACTTTCGCTCGTAGGCTTTCGCGTCCGCGTGGCTCCAGTGCCGAGAAGTTTTGCGATACGTTCGTCCGCCGTAGCAGACGGTGACTTGATAGTGGCCGTTGGCACGCTTGGTGACTGGCATGTACTTAGCTTCCTCTTTGCCCACCAGATTCTCAGGTCGATGGGGTGAATACGATCAGACTTCGCGCTGGTCCCGAGTCGGGAGGCGTCAAGCTCGCCAGCGTCGATGGCTCGTCTGAGCGTCTTGGTAGACACGCCGGAGCTGTCCGCCGCCTGCGAAAGCGTCATTAATCGCTCAGCTGCGCTCATCCAATCTCTCCCGCAGTGCCACGATCTGCTTGTTCAGATTTTCAGCAAGGGCGCGCATTCTCTTCGCCGCGTGCTCGTCTCGGATTTCAACGGTGTAGGCCAACCCTGACAGCTCGGTAGAGATGGCGGCGAACCCGTCAATCAGATAATGGTTTTCATCCTTCATCGGGGCTCTCCATTGGCATGTTGGTGAAATCATTCTCGCTCATCTTCCCCTCCTTTCAGTGCTTCTAGTGCCTTTGTTCTGCGGGCAATCATCCGGACCAGCCGCTCGTAGACGTGGTGTAAGCGAGCATCGTTCGACCAGTGCCAGTGATGCCACCCGTCCGTCTCGTCTCCGCACTCAGTCGGATACTTCCGCTCCATGAGTGCCCGAGCCTCGGCCCGGACTGCGGCGCGCTTCGACAGGTAGCGACTCCCTGCAGTTGGTGCGCGGTACACCGTCACCTTGATCGGCTCAATCTGCATCGCTCGCCTCCTGCGGGCTGTCCGCGTCCAGATAGCGCAGCTTCCACGTCGGGTGAAACTTCATCGCGCGTGATTGGCTATCAAGTTCGATCATCAAATGACCGCTCGTCGTTGCCGACACGATTGTCCCAAGCTCCGGCCTGCTGTTTCCGTTGCCTGTGTACTCGACACGACCGCCGCGCTTGGCCGGAACTCCGTAGTTCTTGCGGACCCACTCCATGCCGCCGGCCATCACTTCACCCCCTGCGGGCGGACGGCGGGAAACGCAGGCAGGTCCATCCACCACTGGTACGGCGGCTGTTCCTTCGGCATCTGGCTGCCGGGCGGCGCAACTGCATGAGCATGCTCAACGCAATCTTCGTGCTTCGCCCAGAGTCCACCCTCCAGATAGTCGAACTCGTAGTTCTCTGGGTAGTGCGAGTCTTCGGTGTCCAGCCAGCCGACGACCACCAGCCTGCCTTCCGGCGCGGTCTCGATGGGCTGCCACTCCAGCGCGGCGCGCAGGGCGGCGGTGATTGCCGCAAGCATCTGCTGCTCGGTGAAGCCGGTGACGCACTTTGCAGGCGTTCCGTGCACCCAAAGAACCCTTGGCTCAGGCAGGAACGCCCTGGCGCGCTGCTGGTCATCCAATTTCTCAGCGGACACGGAAGCCTCCTGACTGTTCTGCCCAATCGGCGAATGCGATAAGCCTTGCAACGAAGTAACGTCGCACTGGCCGGTTGCATGGGGTCAAGCGCTTCAGTGCGTCCATGTCTTGTCGCTCGCTTTCCGGCATCCGCTCCCATTCGGCATGGAGGGCGTCTTGGTAGCTGGCGACCCAACGCGCAATCTGAGCCATCTGCTTCGCCTCCCTGGCGGTGACGCGTGCGCCGTCGTTGTGCGCCAGAGAAAGACCATCGGGCCGATTGATCTTTAGGTACTGGCCCGGCATGAAGCCTTTGCCGTATCCGACCGGCAGGCCAACACCTGATTCCAGCATCCACGGCCAGAAGAACGCCCCGGCGGTGAACTCGCCCAGTGCCTTATTGCGGGGATACAAGTCCATGCCCATCAGGACACCCCCGCGCCGTGGCTGGTGGCCTGCTGCCTTGCTGCAATGAGGCGGTGCAGCTTGCGTGCGAACTCCGCGGCTACGCTGTCATGCCGAGAGCCGACAACCGCCGTCAACGCAGCGATTGCCAGGTCATCACTGGACGCCAGAGGCACGCCGGGTAGCGTCAACATGACAGCCTTGGGGTCGTCAGCCTCGACGGCAACCATGCCGATAGCCTCGATGCGTGCGCGATCTTCTGCTGATAGCTGGCCGCGCGGGAAAACGATGATCTGGCTCACGCCCCCACCTCGGCGCTGGTGGCCTGCATTGCGGCGTCGATAGCAGAATCGCAAAAGCTGCAAACTTCTGCTGCTGACTCGGGCCAGCCGGGTATAGCAGCGGGAAGGTTGATGGCTTGCATCTGGCAAGTGCCATCACCGTTGCCTGATAAGCACAGTTTCTGGCGGACATACCGCCAGCGTGCGGCATCTATTGCATCGCTGCCGCCCTTGGGGCTGGCGTCGATTACCTGGCGCGACATCCAATCGACCAGCAGCTCAGCCAGTGCGCCCGCACCAAGGGAGTGGCCGCCATCTACCCGCCGAATCTCCTGCGCCAGCGCATCAACGTCGAACCCCGGCGCTGCGGGGGTGCTCATCGAGGCCGCGTGCAGCTCGCCAATGATCCGGCCAGCGTCCTCATGGTCCTTCGCGCCAAGCATGTGCAGCAGGTGTGCGTGCAGATCAACCGGCGCTGCGGCGTCCTTGCCAGCCTCAACCGCCTTCACCGCATCCGCGTACCCAGCCTGATAGCCCTCGGCATGCCCATTCGCCGCTGCCGTGCTCATGTCTGCTGCTGAAAATCCGTTCATGCGTCTTCTCCTATGCATATTTCGACTACGCGGATCAGGTCCGCGTCGCTCATCCATCCCATGTGGCACTCCCGTTCGGAGAGGCCTGTTTGTTCCCTGAGCCACGCATATGCAGCGCCTCGACTCATGCGGCGTGACTTCCAGATCGGGTCAAATGCTGCGTGTGCAGCCATCTTCAAGCGGCGAGTTTTAGCGTTGGCGAGTCGCCCCATGCGTGTAGTGGTGCCCGGGTGGCATCCCGCCCACGTCTCGCAGGGAAGGCATGCCCAGAATGGTTTGTGATGCAGGTCTGGGCGGTGCGGATACACTTCCTTCCCAGTGACTAGCGCTGCTTCCTTGCCGCAATCCGGACAAGGGCGTCGCACGTTGCTCATGTCTTGCTCCTAAAGGGTGGGGCGGGCCGGAGGTGTGTGTTCCGGCTTGCCTGAGGTGCTTTCCTTGTCCTGACCGGAGGGACGTCACCCTTTCGGCAGTGGCCCGGCTGCAACTAGTGCCGGGGGCAAATCAGGCGGACCGTAGCTGCGCATCACCACTGCGCATTCCGCCCCGTAGATCAGAAGGGAATCGAGTCGCTCTCGAAATCTTCGACAGGATTCGCCGGAGCCTGCTGCTGTCGCGCCGGGCGCTGCTGCTGGCTCTGCCCGCCTTGCTCGCGGTTCTCGTCCTGCTCAAACAAGCTCGCCTTCCCATCCCACCAGTTGCCAGCCGGGAATGCGTTGAACTCCAGGCTGATGCCGCCGTCATCCCATTGGGTTGCCCGGCCAAGGTTCACCCACTGCTTTTTGTCTTCGCCGTTGCGGGTCGTGTAGGCCTTGCCGGCTGCGATATTGAAACGTTTGATTACCTGTGCCATTACGCTGCGCTCCTCATGTTCTTCATGTCCTGGACGATGGCTGCTACTTCTGCGTCTGCTGCCGTCACTGCCTGTTTGAGTTGGTCGATAGCCTTCTCGTCCCGCTCCACGCGGGTGATTGCGAGCTGCAGGCCATCGGGGAAACGGGGGTCGAAGCTCACCACGTCGCACCACTGGCGACGGGTGATCCACATCTGCCCCTGAACCTGCCAGCGGTACTCCCTTGCGTGCGCTCCATCGCGAAGGGCGGCGAGGTGCTTGGCCTGCGACGCGGGGCACTTGAACTCCACCAGCCCGTCGTCACCCAACAGACCATCAGGGGAGATGCCTACGGACGGCCAGCCCGGATCAATAACGAACGCTGCCAGTTCCACCAGCTCGCCCGTCTTAGCTTCGTATGCTCCGCGTGCCAGAGGCTCCAGCTCCGTGCCGCGCTTCATGGCATCGTTCTGGAAGGTCTGCTCCGGCTCGCCCGTCAGGCGCTCCAGGGCCACGGCGACAATCAGGTTCTGGCGGCTGGCGGACGGGCCAGACTTCGTGGTCGCCATCAGGTCGGCGAAGCGGGAGGCCGTGAACTTCCCGGCACGTGCGGCCAGCCATTCGGTTGATCCCTGAATCATTGGGTCACCTCCACAGCGTCGGCCTTCTCTGCAATCTCTTTGAACTCCTGCACGCGGTCCTTGACCAGCTCGCGCTGTGCCGGTGAGTTCTTCCACACTTCGCGGAAGTGAGCGACACCGTTCTGAGCCTCGCCACGGAAGTAGGCGAGGGCGGAATCGCGCTCAGGGCTGTCCGCAGGCGTGGCCTGCTGCACTGCTGCTTGCACCGACTTCGGAGGAGCGCGCCCAACAATCTCGGCCACAACCTCATCCGGCAGGTCTTCAATGTCCTGCGTGAACAGGTCGGACGCCGCAGTAACGGTCAGAACGCCATCGGTCAGGCCGCGCTTCTTCGCCATCTTGAGGATGGTGTTGGAAACGTCTGCCGGGTTGGTGCGGACCTGCTTCTTTTGCTCGACGCGGCCATTCCACTTGGCGAACTTGATGCGGCGGCGGTTCTCCGGCGTTGCGTCGAACTCTTCCTCGCACAGCGCAGCCCGCCATGCGTACTTTTCCTCGCTGCTGCTGCACTCGCCGATGCCCGCGCCCAGGAACTGGCCGGATGCCGAGCGGATCGACACCTTGACGCGATAGTGAATCTCGCCGTCTCGGCCAAGGTCGGTCACTTCCGGGTCTGCAGCCAGACGGAAGGTGCTCATGATCTTTTCGGCCCCAGCCTTGTACAGGCTCTTTTGCTTCGTGCCTGGGATGACCCCGAAGTGGGTGCCGTCCTTCATCACTTCCAGCATCACGTCCTGCATCAGGTTCACCTGAGCGCGCACATCAGCAGCTGTCAGGGAACGTGATCCGTAGTTGTCTACGGCTGGCTGGAAGGCCACTACATTGTTGTCGTTGCTCATGTCCTGCTCCAGGTAAAGGGGTAACTCGGACCGTCTAGTTCCGGCCTGCCATCTGCCGCGCCCGTCGTGCCGCTTCGTTTTGCGGTGGACCCGTGGCAACCGCTGCCGTCCGCCTCATGGATAGGCGCAGTACATCGACACGGGCGGAGTCCTTCGGGTGGCAGAATCTGTGCGTTACATGCGCCACGCACAGTGGGCTAGGGGTCTATCGGTTAGGGCGCTTCGTCTGCGCCGGGAAGTCGGGGATAGTGGTCGGCGGCTCGTGCTTGGGCTTCGCGGCCCGCTGCTTGAGGTAGACCGTCCACTCGTCGTAGGTCAGAAGGATTGCAATCACCGCGATCAGTGCGAGCGTGACTGCGAAGGAGGGGAGTCGTAGGTAACCGGCAACTGCTGCCAGGGCGATCAGCACCAACGTTCCGAACGTCCAGCGGTAGGGCTGAGGCTTAATCACGGTCACTCTCCTGTGCGCAGATGCCTTCGTTGGCTTCCAGTTCTTGCAGCGGGTCAGGTGCCTTGATCGGCGGGAACACCACTGCTGCTATGTCGGCGGCGGTTGGGATGCTGTGGGTCATGGGCGGCGCTCCCTAGATACGAACCAATTCACAATGACCTCATGTTTCCCGCCGTTCGGTCGGTGATAGCCAACTGTTTCGTCTGCGATGGGCTCATTCTCAAATGCTCGCCATTCGCCGTCCTTATCCTTTGCAATCCACTGCGCCCAATCCGGCGCGTCCTTCCAATCAGGCTTCATCACAAACCCCCAGCAAGTTGCAGAAGACGCAGCGGCGCGTAGAGAACGATTGCTGCTGCGACGATTACCCACCCGGCTGTCATCCATTCCGAGTAGCGCGGCGTTTCGGTCGGGTGCGGTTTCATGCGGCAGCCCTTTTCAGTCCGCGCCGGTTGGCTTCGGAGGCGAACAGGTACGCGGCTGCGAAACAGGCCTCGTGCCATTCGGTGTTGGGCTTCTCGTCCGACGCCTTCTGCAAGTCGCGGGCGGACTCATCCAGCCACCAGAGGACGGCATCGTCAGACATTGCTGCCAAGTTGCGCTGCACATCCACCCCGCTCATGCCGCACCCCCGGTTGCCTTGAGGTGTGCCGCGCGAAGCTTCTTGACCGCGCTGGCGTACAGCAGCATTGCCTGCACGTCGTCGCCTGCCTCAACAGCAGCCTCATATGCGATCAGATCAGCGGTTCCGTCGAAGTATTCCGGCGCGGACGCGATCAGGCGGGCGTCACCCATTACACGAGGGCAGCTCTTATCATCATGAAAAATGTTCTCGTCGTCTGCGCCAACGACTCGGACATGCGTGGCGCTTTCTTTTATTACCCACGGCCCCGGCGTGTGCTTGTTGGCGGTCATGCTTGCGGCTCCTTGGCAAGTTCGGCGAGGAGGGCGTCGGCGGTGTCGATTGACCAACGCGCGATCTTTGCGTCGTACTCCTGATCGGACTCATCCGTCATTGCGGGCGGCCGAGACACAAAGCCCTGCATCGCCATAGCTGCGATCAGCTCGCGCTTGGTGAGGCCGTCGCAAGGGGCGTGGGTCTTGTACGCCTCACCGTTATTGAGCGGGACCGGGAAGGCCGGGAGGTGGGCGCTCATGCGGCCAACTCCTTCCGCCATGCAGCGAGCGTTTCGCGCATCTGCAAGTCCATGCAGATGGCCGATTCGATCATTCGCTGCTGACCCAGAACCGGACGGAACGCCTTCTGCTTCAGCGATTCGTAGGCGCTGCAACCGTTGAACGTTTCCTGGCCGAACTGGCGGCGCACGCGGAGCTTCTTGAGGAAGTCTTTCCGGTGGTAGGCGAGGCAGCTACCGAGTACTTCGATGTGCCTGCTAGTGGTGACAGTTGCCATCTCTGCATCCCTCGGCCTCGGGGTGAGGCGATGGATGTAGCTTAGGAAACCTAAGTATCATCGTCAATAGGAAATCTAAGCGCGGCTGGCGCACTTCCTGAACCCCTAACGCGGCGTTCAGGGTTTCGTGCAACTTTTGGGGTGTGCGGCCTCTCTAAGGGTTAGCACCGCAACTCTTGCAGCGCGTTTCCGTCGCCTGGTACATGAAGGAGAGGCAACGAAAAGCAAAAAATTTCAGGCGGTTTTTGCTTGACTTTCCGGCGAAGCGCTCAACTAAGGCATTGAATTTCTTGACTTACACTAACCGAACATCGTTTAGGAGGCTCCCGGTAGTTCCCGGGATCACTGTTTAAGTCACTGAAATGCTTGCCGTTACACATAGCTAACGATAGAGTTGACAGTGTCAAAAAGCGGCAGGATCCGCGGATTGATCCAACCGCCGAAGAGGCGGTTCTTTTGTCCCATACCCCACTCATCATGGAGAAGCAACATGCACGCACAGCATGCCGCCAAAGATAAGCTTTTCGGCGCCAACGGTCTGCGGGCGTCGAATTTCAAGATGTTCCCGGGCAAGTCTCGAGAGACTTCGGCGGAGCAGGTGGCCGCACAATTGATCGCTTCAATTGAGCGTATCGAGGCCGGCCAAGTTGAGATCATCGAAGAATTTGAGGATTGATAGCCGATGCCCTACAGGGATTTGTATGAGTATGCTCAGGAGCTTGAGCCGGTAGTCAGTCGAAACAAGATTCGCGACAAGATTATCGAATTGACGGGAGCCACTGGTTTCCGTTTTTTTTGTGATCATTTGTTGGATCCGGATGAGCTTTGTGGCTACTACGTGTCCCCAGGAAATGCTGATCATCCATTTGCAAAGCAAGCTGGCGGCAAGCATGTGGTTGCGTTTGCCAAGGGGCTGAACAAGTGCTGGGAGCGATTTGTCGTAGTGAAAGAAATGATGCATCTATTCGACGCTCCTTTGGAGAAGACGAATAATGCTGATGATCTGGATTCGATCTTTGCGGGAATGCTGGACCCTGACTTTGACGGTCGGATGTCTCCGCAGTGCCTTTCTGAATTCAAGTGCTTCTGGATGGCCCTTGGGGTTATGTGTCCTGAATCGGTGCGCGCTGATCTGCAGCAAAAGCGCGATGCAGGGACAATGTCAGAATTCCAAATTGCAACGTATCTAAGAATTCCGGAAGCCTATGTTGGGCGTCTTTTCCATCCAGGGTTCAAAGGGCTTATGGCTCGATTCTTGGCTGACTAGGCCCTCTTTAGAGCGTCCAAACCCCGCTCCGGCGGGGTTTTTTGTTGCCCAAAGGAAAGCCCCGCTAGGGGGCTTGGGGTTAGTCTCTGTACCTCGATTTCGGATCTGTCCGGCGCCCCTCTCCGTCAACGGAGTTGGTTTCGATCTTGCCGTTCGTCTCGCGCCAGCAGATAGCCGACTTGATGCCGGATGCAGCGTCATTCGTCTTCTGAAATGAAACCGCCTTCCATCCTGTGCACTGCCCACCAATTGGCGATGGCTCGTCGAGCAGCGCAAACTCGCTGCCCGGTTCGGCGCGCAACTTACCGGTAAACTCCGGCTCCCTATGAACGGCCACGCTCAATGCAGCTACGGCAGCAACTGCAACCATTGCCACTAGCGCGAACTTCCCCGTAGGGGTCAAGTAGCCCCGGTCTGCCTTTGCCTGCAGGCCAGCCAGCGGCGCGCCGCACCCAGGGCACTCGCGGGCCTGATCGCTTATTTGCCTTCCACATTCACTGCAATCGATAAGGGCCATTCCTTCCGCTCCGTAATCTTCCATCTTTGACACCAGGAACTCCTACTAACCGGCAGGCATCGCGTCGTGTAGGCAGGCCCCAATCTCGGCGGCATCCACATAGCCGTTCATCCGGTCCAGCAGGTCCTCCAACTGCGGCGTGGTCAGGTCCGACAGGTAGGGCACGCCCTTGGTCATCAGGAAGTGGGTCACAGCGATCTGCCAGTTGTAGGTGTTGGCGATGACCATGATCTTGTGCATCGTCATGGCCCGCTCGGACACGTCTACGGCCTGGAAGGCAGTCCAGTCAGGGAGCCTCGCGGGAGGTTCCTCGGCGGGCTCCTCCTTGGGCTCAGGCGCGCTTTCGCTGCCGACTGCGCGCAGGCTTGGCTTCTTCCCCATCTTCCTGTGCGCCCGCAACGCCACCAGCTGCGCCAACTTGTCCATTTCCTGGTCCAGATTCAACATTTTCTCCCTCCATCGTCTGCCTCAACGCAATAGCGGTGCGTAGAGCTTGGGAGAACAGTTCAGGGTCCAGTTCAATCACCAGCTCCTCGCCGTGGGTCAGCTTGAAAGACTGCTGTGCCACGGTGATCGCGATTCGGATGGTCTCAGCATCCAATCGCACGGACTGAGAAGCCACAAACTGATCGCGCAACTCACGCCAACTGGGGCTGATGATCTCGGGCTCTGTGCCTAACAAGCTTGCCACTTTCAGGGCTCGCTCTGCCGGCACCATCCCTCGGTTCGTCGCCCATTGCGATACCAGGCCGGGACTAACCCCGATAGCCTCCGAAAAGGATTGGTGTGTATAGCCCTTCTCGCGGATCAGCTTCTTCAGCAGTTCCGAGATTTGTGCCTTTTCGGGGTCGGGGGAGATGGGGGCAACCATAGTTAGGAAGCCTATTGGCTCCTTGCGCGCAGTGCACTTAGAAAACCTATTGACAGGCACGCTTAGGCGAGCTAAGTTTGCGCTATGGACAAGATCACCGAAGCAGTAAGCGCCATCGGAGGCCAGGTTGCTCTGGCTCGAGTTCTGAAGGTCAACCCCAGCCTGATCTCTCAATGGGTCACTGGCCGGCTCAGGGTTGCAGCTCATCACTGCCTTGCCATAGAGCGCGCCACCGGCGTTTCTCGCCATGACCTTCGTCCTGATGTCTTCGGTCCGCCGCCGGCTCGCCGAAAGCGGGTCACTCCCCACGCCTGATCAGCCGGATCACTGGCTCCCCATTTACCCACCGCACCGCAAACGCATTCGCTCCAAAGAACACAAGAGCTGTGACCACTGGGCCGGCATCCGGCACGCACAGCGAACTCAAGGCCTGCATTTCTGACTTCCGTGGCGTTGTCTTTTCCATGGATCCAGCTTGAAGCAGGGCGAGTCAACAAAAAACGTTCAGGAATCTACCCAGTGAACATCATCGACGCCGCACACAAGACCGTTCACGCCTATCCGGGCGGCAGCGAATCGCTGGCCCCTCGCATTGGCATGTCAGCCGCAGTCCTGCGCAACAAGGTCAACCCGAACAACACGACGCATCACCTGACGCTGGCCGAGGCCAACGAGATCATGGGTGTTACCGGCGATGACCGGATGCTGCATGAGCTGGCAGCACAGCATGGCTATGTGCTGAGCCGGATCGACCATGCCGCACCCGACGCATCCGTGATGGGCGCAATGCTGGTCAGCAGCGCAAAGCAGGGCGCCTTCTTCCAGGAACTGCAGGCGGCGCTGTCTGACGGCCTGATCACGGAGAACGAAATGGGTCGGCTGGCCGAGACGGGCACTGACCACATGGCCTCCATGGTCACTCTGTTGAACGTGCTGCGCCGCGTGACGGGCAAGCACGGGGTAGGTGCGTAATGGCTGACGAATTCGACCGAGCAAGCGATCTGGAAGAGGTTCAGCGGCAAGAGGCCATTTCCCGCGTTCTCGCTCGCAAGCCGGGCGGTCGAAAGTTGCCGCTGCTCTGCGCTCACTGCGAGGAACACCAGCGGCAGCTCGGCTCAGTCAATTGCGAGCGCTGCGACCTGGAGCTAGCCCATGGACGCCATTGAATTCGCCATGGCTGTCTGCATCGACCAGTGGGAGCGCAATGCTCCTGAAGCGCGTTGTGCGGCCTGTTTGGAGGCCCTGAATAGTCCCGCCATGACCGATTCCGAGAAGGCCGTCTACGACAGCCAGCGAGCAGCAGAGATGCACAAAGCAGAGTTGCGTCGTACCCCGTCGCCTCAGCTCGATCTGAGGGCCTGACCGTGGCAAATCCTTGGTTCCGCATGTACTCCGAATTTGCCACCGACCCAAAGGTCCAGATGCTTCCTGAAGCGATGCAGCGTCGCTTGGTGATGCTGTTCTGCATGCGTTGCGGTGACGTCACAGTGACGTTGCGTGACGACGAGATCGCGTTTCACCTGCGCATCAGTGACACCGAATTGGCAGAAACGAAGGCGCTGTTCGTCGCCAAGGGATTCATCGATTCTGGATGGAACATCACCAATTGGGAGAAGCGCCAATTCGCCTCAGACTCAAGCGCAGCAAGGACTAAGGCCTATCGTGACAGGAAGAAGAACGTGTCTGTGACGTCACATGTGACGAAGTGTGACGCCCTAGATACAGATACAGATACAGATACAGAACAGAAGAAAGAGCTTAGCGCTCCCGCGCCGAAGGCTGAGCGTTCGCCTGCCGGCTCACGCCTGCCTGCCGACTGGAAACCAGATGCGGAGCTGATCCTGTGGGCAGCTCAGAACTTCCCGACCGTGAACGCAGGCATGGAGGCGGACAAGTTCCGCGACTTCTGGCACGGCAAAGCCGGGAAGGACGGACGCAAGTCGGATTGGCCTGCGACCTGGAGGAACTGGATTCGCCGTGCTGCCGAGCGCACTGGTGCGCCGATGCATGCCCAGGCGGCTGGCGGCGGGAGGAGGGCGCTGTGAACGGCGTAACCCCGACCTTCGCTGAGGACGCGGTGCTGGGTGGCCTGTTGCTGGCGAACGATCGCCTGCACGACGTGGCTCCGCTGCTGGCAGCTGAGCATTTCACCAGTCCGAAGCGCGCCCGCCTGTTTTCGATCATCCGTGACCGAGTGCTGGCTGGCGAACCTGCCGATGCCGTGACGGTTGGCGAGATTGATCCGGCGCTGTTTGACGAGGCGATGGACCTGGCCTCCAACACCCCGGGCGCAACGCAGGTTGTGGCCTATGCCGGGATCGTCCGCGACAACTGGCGTCGCCGGGAGGCCGTGCAAATCGGCTTGGAGCTGGTGCAAGGCGCCAAGGCTGGCGAGTCTGAGGCTGTCGATGCTGCGGTGTCGCGGCTGATGGCGCTGAGCGCAACCGTTACCGATTGCGAGTTCACCGGCAAGCAGGCGATGCATCAGGCATGGCGGGTTGTTGAGGAGGCTCACGCGAACGGAGGCAAGCTCCCGGGCATCACTACGGGCCTGAGCGCTCTGGATGAGATTCTGGGCGGCTTCCACGACTCCGACCTGACGGTGGTAGGGGCTAGGCCCGCGATGGGCAAGACGGCGTTCCTAGGCGGTTTGGCAGAGGCGGCGGCAAACGCAGGAAAGCGCCCCGGTGTGATCTCCGCCGAGCAGCCCGCCGTGCAGCTCGCACTGCGCCGGTTGTCGATGGTTTCCAGCGTCGCGGCGTCGCGGCTTCGTGCAGGCAAGGTCGATGACGAGGACTGGGCAGCGCTGCAGGCCGGTATCGCAAAAGCCATCCAGCGCGATATGTGGATCTACGACCGGTCGGCAGTGACGTTGGACGAGCTGGTGAGCATCGCCCGCAAGTGGAAGCACACGCACGACATCGGAATCCTGTTCATCGACTACGCCCAGCGCATCCGGGTTCCGAAGGCGGATCGCATCACCGAAGTCTCTGAGGTTGCTCGCGGCATGAAGAACTTGGCCCGCGATCTGAACATTCCGGTCGTGTCGCTCGCCCAGGTGGTGAAGGGCGTCGATCAGCGCGTGGACAAGCGGCCCACGGCTGGCGATCTGGCGAACAGCGACGAGCTGACGCGAGAGGCAGACCAAATCCTGATGCTCTACCGCGACGAGGTCTACAACCACGCCTCGCCAGACAAGGGCATCGCGGAAGTGTTGATTGAGAAGAACCGGCACGGGCCGACTGGCTTCAAGAAGCTGGCGTTCCTTGGCGAAACGATGCGCTTCGCCGATCTGGGGCGCGGAAGTGAGTTTTGAGCAGTGAGCAAATCAGCCCGCGCCAATTTGGCCGCTGGGCGCGAGAAGCAGGCCGGGGCATCAACAGTTGCCCGGGCTACGGAATAACACCAGAAGCAGCCGAGCAGCGCCAAGAGTGGCGGGCTGGCTGGAACGAACGGGATAGGGAGATGAGGCGATGAGTGCAGAACAGAAAGCATTGCAGGCAGCCATTCGCTACGAGAAGGCATCGGCACAGGTGAAGGCTCTGACGCGCTCAATTGGCGAAGAGCTGGAGGAGTGTCCAACTACCAAGCTTGCTGAGCAGGCATGGCAGCAGTTCGGCGGGAACATGTACGTCTCAAAAAGTAGCGGGAAGGTTATGACGCACCTGTGGGGCGCTTTCAATGAAGAGATGGAGGGTCCATACGGGGGCGTCCGCCTCAACGAAGGCGAGATTACCGACTACCTGCGTGATGGGGAAACCGGCTGTCCTCACTGCCTCCGTGCGTGGGAACTCATCGGCGAGCGGAAAGCAGCAAGGAAGGATCTTGGCCGGGCGAAGTTGTCGCTGCGCGCAGTCGCAAAGTCGGCCATCAAGGCACAAGGAGCCTGACATGAGCGAGAACGAGATCAAGCCGGTGGCGTGGGTTGAGCGCAGCGAGAACGGCCATGACCGGATGTGGTCGCACAGCTTGGATGCGTGGGCGAATCGTCCTGCGAACCCGGAGCCGCTGTATAGCCAATCCGCCATCGACCGCCTGACGGCAGAGCGGGATGCGGCTGTGGCTGATGCGGAGCGGTATCGGTGGCTGCGTCGGAGTCGCCTTGGCCCTCAGCGCGCTGTGTTCTTGGATTCCGAGACTTCGGATCAGCTTGACGCCGCCATCGACGCCGCCAGGGCGGAGGGCGGGGTATGAGCATCGAGGCAAACAGCCGATCTGACTGGGAGCTGCAGGGCTCCACTGGCATGACGGACAAGCAGCGGAAGATGCTCAACGCCGTGTGCGGCGATCTGGCTGCACAGGTGGCATGGCACGGGAACCGGCTGAGCAAGGACGACTGGCGGCACATGCTGGCCGGGACGATGCTCGGCTGGCGGATGATGCCCGCGATTGACCGAGGCGAGGGCGCAGCTGGTTTCATCATGCTGGGAGGCTCAAGCCTGAAGCTGACGAAATCGCAGGCAGCCGACGCGATCACCACCGGCCTGCAGATCGGCGACCACCCCGAAGATCAGCGCCTGCGCGCCAAGCCAGTGCGTTGGTCCGATGCCGTGATGCGCGGGCTGGGATGGGACCCTGAAATGTTCCGCGACGTCGAATGCAAGGCGGTGGCGTGATGGCTCCTGCCTACTTCAATGAGATTAATCCGGACGCAGCACAGGCACTGCGCGACTTCATGGCTGCAGGGATCATCCCGGCAGGCGATGTGGATACAAGGAGCATCACCGATGTTGAACCCGCAGACCTGGCTGGGTACGGGCAGTGCCACTTCTTCGCCGGTATCGGCGGCTGGGCTATCGCAGCCCGACTTGCTGGATGGCCTGATGGCCGTGAGCTCTGGACGGGCTCCGCGCCGTGCCAGCCGTTCTCCGTTGCAGGAAAAGGCAAAGCCCAGAATGACGATAGGCACCTGTGGCCCCACCTCGCACGGCTCATCCGTGCCAGAAGGCCCGCTGTGTTCATGGGAGAGCAGGTTGCGGCAGCGGTTGGCAAGAACTGGCTCGACAGTGTGTTTGATGACCTGGAAGAAATCGGCTACGCCTGCAGGGCGGCAGTTGTCCCGGCTTGTGCCGTCAACGCTCCCCATCGGCGCGACAGGCTCTGGTTTGTTGCCCACTCCGAGCGGGACCAGCAACCACGGCAGGAATCATGTGGCGGGGAGGTTGGACGAGTGGGGCGGGTCGACCAATCCATGGCGTGGAACGAGCCTTGGGAGAGTGCACTCGCCAAGTTTCGAGCTGTGGATGATGGGCTTCCCCGCCGAGTGTGGGCAACTGATGCAGCGCGCAACGCTATCGCCCCGCAGGTCGCAGCGGAAGTAATGGGAGCGTACCTGGATATCTACGGGGTGGCCGCATGACCATCATCTCCAAGAAGCTGCGGGAGTCGGCGGGGCATCACGACGCGCACTGCATGGTTGAGCTGCCGGGCATCTGTGGCGACGCGACCGAGTCCAAGACGGCGGGGTGCATGTTGGCCCACTGGCGGTTCAGTGGGAACGCTGGCGGGGCGCAGAAGCCGGATGACCTTTGCGCTGGGTTCGCTTGCGGCCCATGTCACACGGCGATGGACTCCAACGGCACGACGCACGGCATTGAGCGCGGCTCGCCGGACTGGCTGTTCTACGCCTTCCGGGCAACGGTGCGGACCCAGCGCTGGTGGTTCGACCACAACTTTCTAAACATCAAGGGGACGAAATGAGCGCGCCACACATGAAACACCGCAAGGGCCGTCCCTGCCTCGCCGAGGGGATGAGCATCCTCACGCACGAAATCGAGGAAGTGGCCGAGGCCATCAAACTGCGCATCTTGTCGCGCAAGGGGACGTGGGAGGTTCACGCCGGGACTGACGGGCGGATCTTCATGGATGACGCGGACTGCCCGCGCCACGCCAAGGGGCTGCCTGATGCGTGGCTGGTGGGGACGTATACCAACAAGGCCCACATCGAGGTGATCGAGGAAGACCTGTGCGAGCGCCGCATGGAGTTGCTGCAGGCGAGGAGGGCGGAATGAACACTGAGCGCTGGAGCGTTGAATTCGGCGGGCCCCGAGGCACGTCAAGTATGCGTCTGGAGATGGCAGTCAGGATTGTGGACCGATGGCGCGACTCTATCCCCACCGATAAACAGCTAATGGATGGCTACGGGATGAGCAGGGCAGCGGCCTATCGCTGGATACGAGCGCTTAAGGACGGAAGGGGGCTTCAATGAAGGACCTGGTTCTGCCTTGGCCCGACAAAGACCTATCACCGAATGGGCGGGTTCACTGGGCGCGCAAGGCAAAGGCATCCGCTTCAGCCCGCGAGCTGTCGAAGATCGAAGCGATGGCATCTGGCTGGGCGGCAGGACATACGCTGCCCGAGGGGCGTTTGCACTTGTGGATCGACTTCTACCCGCCGACCCGGCGCATGCCCGATGACGACAACATGCTGGCCCGCTGCAAGCCCTACAGGGACGGCATAGCCGATGCGCTGGGCATTGATGACAAGCGATTCGTGAGCCATCCCTATGTGCGCGAAGAGCCGCGTAAGGGCGGGCAGGTCGTATTCCGTATAACCGGCGGCGCTGCCGCTAACGAGGGGGTGTGAGGTGAACATCGATACGTTTGGCGCGACGGTCAGGGCAGACCTGGATCACTGGGGCGTAGAGTTCGCACTGCACCGGGACTGTGAATACTTGGGGCATTTCTCGAAGAACATGATTCAGGTGCTGATCGACCACCGAGGCGATATGCCGGGCAGGGCGCAAGGCTACAAGCCGCTGGAAACTGATGCGCGCGCCCAGCGCATTGAGGACGTGGTGACAATCATCTGGCGGTCCAATCCCGAGATGGCCGTAGTGCTGAGGGCTTACTTCTGTGGCAGGGGGCGTAAGAAAATCGAGCGCTGGGAAACGTGCAACATGCTTCTCACGAACATGGGGCGGCCAGTAATGAATCAAAGGGCCTTCCTAGAGGTGGCGCGCCGAGGTGAGGACCGAGTTCGGGGGATATTGGAAGGAGTGTCTCTGGCGGCATAGAATCGAGCCCGGAACAGGGAGATTTCCATGCAGAAATGCGTTTTGAAGAAATTGGCTTGTGGCCTGCTGGGCCTAGTTGCGCTGAATTCCTACGCTGCGGTCAGGAGTGCAGCGGATGCCGGCAGGCTCGCCGCAGATATGGCTTTCATTGGATCCGCCAAGTCTTTGGAAGAGGCTGTTTCTCTTTGGAGCACCATCGGCAGTGATCCTGATCTCCGCTGGTTCCTCGTTGGAGAGTCAACTTCTGGAGGGCAGCTCCGATTGGATCTGAAGACGGTTTCGGGGCCTCGCAATGCTCGTGTTGTGTGGGGCATGGACCAATTTTCCGCTGGGGAATACCGAGGGTGGCCGACTGCTGTTGAGTCCAGGGATCGGACGGTCTTCTACTGCGGAGCTGGCGAATATCACACGACCTCATTCTCTTTGTTCAACTCGGAAGGGAGTGTTTTGTATACGGGAGGGTCCAGTATGCGGCGGGGGCCCGTCATGCCGGGATCGATGATGGAGGCGGCCTACGATTTTGTTTGCGCAGACACTTGACAGGTGTCTCCTGAAATGGCATAAAGCAGGCACGATGCGATAGTCGCGTCAGTCAAACCCCCGGCAAGCCGGGGGTTTCGCGTTTCTGGAGCCCTGGCATGTCATCGGTCAACGTAGAGCGCGTGGCCGGTGGCTACGTCGTGAGCCGCCATTTTGAGAGTCAGGCGGCGGCGCAGCGTGCGACCGACGTGCTGCTGGAGATCAACGAGGCTGCGTTTCAGCCTGTGCCGGTGGTGACCGATGCAGCCCCGTAGGCACTACGTTTTGCCCGACTGCCAGATCAGGCCGGGGGACGCTACAGACCACCTCGACTGGATCGCTGCGGATATCGTCCGGCGCAAGCCTGACGTCATCGTCTGCATAGGCGACTTCTGGGATCTGCCCAGCATGTCGAGCTATAGCGCCCCCGGCGGGCTGGAGAAAGAGAATTCCAGGCTGCTGGCTGATATCGAGGCGGGCCGGGAGGCGATGGGGCGGCTGACCGTCCCGATCTGGAAAGAGATCAAGCGGCTCAAGGACAACAAGAAGAAGCAGTGGAATCCCCGCTGGATCTTCACCGAGGGCAACCACGAACACCGCGCCGCCCGGCTGGCGATCAACGACGCCCGGTTTGAGGGCGTGGTCGGTACGCATCTGCTGGACGTCGAAACGTTCGGCTGGGAGCGGTACAAGTTTGAGCAGCCGGTTCAGGTAGATGGCGTTTGGTACTGCCACTACTGGAAGACGGCCCACAGTCCCCGTCCCATCGGCGGAACGATCGATAACCGGCTCAACAAGCTGGGTTTCTCGTTTGTGCAGGGCCACGAGCAGGGCAAGCGCTACGGCGACCGGCCGCTGGCGAACGGCAAGACAATCCACGGCCTTGTGGTTGGCTCCTGCTATCTCGGGACCGAGCTGTACCGAGGGCCGCAGGGCGCGAACGAATGGCGCGGCGTGGCTGTGCTGCATGACGTGCGGGATGGGGACTTTGAGCCCATGTTCCTGACGCTGCGCTGGCTATGCCGCGAGTACACGGGCGAGGAGCTGCCGGATTTCATGCGCAAGCGGCATCCGGGCCGGGATTGGAGTCATCTGGAATGAAGCCCAACCCCGAAGTGCTGGGAATCGTCGAAGGGCTGCGCGAGCAAGTTCTGCGCGGCGAGGTAAAGGGCCTGTTCGTACTGGCCCAGATGCGCGACGGCGAGTATGCGTGCGACTACTTCACCCCGGATGTAGGCGATCTGCGACTTGAACTCGGCAGCGAGGTCATGCGGATGGGGTGCGAGTAGCAGGCCACCCCCAAAGCCTTGGGGCGTCTACGTTTCAACCGATTTTGAGGCCCGTAGCAGGCCACCCAGACTGCCCACAGGGGGCCAGAGTGTCGGATCTCGACTACATCGTTAACCGGGTAGTCGGCCCCGGGCTTGCCTTGCTGCCGACGAAGATGGACACGGACAAGGCGCGGCTGATGCTGCTCGCCATTGGGCTGCAGGAATCCCGCTTTGAGCATCGCCGCCAGATCGGTGGCCCGGCTCGCGGGTTCTGGCAGTTTGAGAAGGGCGGCGGTGTTCGGGGCGTGCTGACACATCAGGCATCCAAGTGGATCGCTATCGACGTGTGCCGGGAGCGGGGCGTTGATCCGACTGAATCAGCTGTCTATGCGGCGCTGGAGAAGGACGACCTTCTGGCCTGCGCATTCGCACGATTGCTGCTCTACACCGATCCGCGTCCGCTCCCGGCACCGGGTTATGTGGCGGCAGGCTGGGACTACTACATCCGCAATTGGCGACCGGGCAAGCCGCACCGTCAGACGTGGGACGCGCTCTATGCGCAGGCATGGGAGGCGATCCAATGACGCCGGACTTGATCCCGAGCAGCTTGGGCGACTGGGTTGTGGCCGTATTCGCGGCGCTGGCTGGCTGGTTTGGCGGCAGGTCGGGCCGCAAGCGCGACGAGCAGGCCATCACCACGGAGTCGCGGCTTTACGAAACCGTCCGCCTGGAGCTGGACCGGCTGACCGTCAAGGTTGAGCAGCTTGAGCGCCGCAGCGGACGCATGTTGAACCACATCTACCGGCTTGAGGGTCTGATGCGCGCCAGCGGGCTTACCCCGCCGCCATTCGATCCCGATGCCGAGAACATTGGTGCCGGTGGCACCGACTGACCGATACCGGAATTCCGACATCGGCAACACATCAGCCCTTGTGGGCGTGGAGGTTTGAAATGTACGGCAGCGGGATTGATGGAGCCTTCACCGCAATGCTGGTGGTGGCTGCTTTGGCTGGGGCTGCATTGTTCGCGCTTCTGTTCTGGGTGGTTCCGTGGCTTTGGGGGCTGGTAAAGCCGTGGCTACATATGGTCACAGGGTGAAGCCAATGAAGTTCATCGAGGACTTTGTGCAGGCGCTATTTGATACCCCGCTAGAGGCGATTGTCCTCCTCCTGCTTATGGGGGTTGGCGTATGGGCATCCTTCCAATGACCCGGCTGCAAATCATCCTCGCAGTGTGGCTGCTTAGCCTGCTGGCTTCCTTCTGGGCTGGCCGGGAGTGGCGGGATCGATCCTGCGAGTTGGCCGAGGCCAAGGACCATATCGAGCAATCCCTCGGAATGGTCAAAGCAGTCGAGCAGGCCCGCTCAGTAGAGCGCCAACAAAACGAACGTCTGCATGAGATTGGCACTGCATATGAGGCAAAACGTAGTGAAAACGAAAGTCTGCCTTCGACTGTTGTTGGCGCTATCCGTGACGGCTCTCTCCAGCTGCGCGACGACCTCGCCACCTGCCACACCCAGCTACTGTCCGAAGCCACAGCCAGCGCCATCCAACGTAATGAAGCAGCCCAACTACGAGCAGAGGTTGCGGGGGCTCTTGTTCAAGTCGGAGCCGACGCAGACGCCCAAGTCAGAGCCTGCCAAGCGGTAGTCATCGAGGACAGGAAGGAGTGACCCTTCCTGTCCCGCAGCGTCACTTCTTGTACGGCGCGGATAGGATCTCGATGATCTGATCTGCGGACAGGTCAACTCTCGGGAGACTGGCGAGCGACTTCCGAATGGGCCGGAACACTTCAAGCATCTTGCGGTAGCGCTCAGTTGTGTTTGAGTGCGAGTTAAGGGGCTGTCCACTGAACTCGCTGAAACGACCCATGGTTTCAATGAGCATGCACGCCACGGCGTAGTACTCCCCTTCTTCGTTCCCGTCGAAGCCTGGGAAAGTGGGGTCCTTGCCTCCGCCATATGGGACAGTGCTTTCGACCCGCAATTTCTCATCATCGGGGAGGTGGATATAGGCCCCCTTGATGAATCGCCACATATCGAGAACATCAACGACATAGGAAACCTTGGGCGGATTACTCTCCGGCTCAAAAAGGAAGTCATGCTCCCAACGAATGGCCCAATCCTGCTGGTTCCATAGAGCATCTGCGACCAGCTTAGAGTTGACGCTGCCCTTGATGTCTAGCTTCTGATGAATGTCGGCAAGCATTGCTGCGAGTAACCGGAACTGGTTTTGAGTGTTCATCTCGTCCGTGATGCAGGTTGAGGAGACTAGATACTAGCCATGATTCGGGCGTTTTGCAGCGTGCCATTGATGACGGAACACAAGAATGTTGACCCCAAAGCAAGAGGCATTCGCCCAAGCCTACGTTGAGACTGGCAACGCCAGTGAGGCCTACCGCCGTGCATACCAAGCGGCTGGCATGAAGGCAGAGACGGTCACCAAGCGTGCAAGCGAGCTGCTTGGGCGCGGGGATGTTAAGGGGAGGGTGGCTGAGCTACAGGGGGAGGTTCAGCAGGCGCATGGCGTCACCGTTGCCACCCTGATTGCCGAGCTAGAGGAGGCCAGACAGGTGGCGAAGGCCAAGGAGCAAGGAGCTGCCATGGTTGCCGCCACGATGGGGAAGGCCAAGCTGTCCGGCCTTGACAAGGAGGTTGGTGGCGATGGCGACGAGCCGGCCCCCGTCAAGGTCGAGGTAACCGTGCGGGAAGGCCGCAAGAATGCCGACCCTCAATGAGCCGCAAGCCCGCTTCCTCGCACTGCCGCACAAGTTTCGGGCCTACGTGGCTGGGTTCGGTGCTGGCAAGACCTGGGCGGGCTGCGCAAGCCAGTGCAAGCACTTCTGGGAGTATCCCAAGGTAACAGCCGGCTACTTCGCGCCAACCTATCCTCAGATCCGCGACATCTTCTATCCGACCGTGGATGAGGTGGCGTTCGATTGGGGGATGCGGGTCAAGACCAACGAGGCGAACAAGGAAGTCCACTTCTACGCGGGCAGGCAGTACCGGGGGACGACGATCTGTCGCTCCATGGAGAAGCCGGCCAGCATCGTGGGCTTCAAGATCGGTCGGGCGCTGGTTGATGAGCTGGACACAGTTACTGCGCTGAAGGCTCAGCAGGCATGGCGAAAGATCATCGCTCGCCTGCGCTTGAAGTTCGGTGGGCTGAACGGCATCGACGTGACTACGACGCCAGAGGGCTTCGGGTTCGTGTGGGAGCAATGGGAGAAGCTGCCGGGCCTTAAGCCCGAGCTGCGCGACCTGTACGGCATGGTCCGCGCCAGCACCTACGACAATGAGCTGTTCCTGCCGGATGACTACATTCAGTCGCTGGTGGCGAGCTACCCGCCGAATCTGATCCAGGCGTATCTCGACGGCAAGTTCGTCAACCTGAAAAGCGGCACGGTGTATCACGCCTACGACCGGGCGCTGAATGCCAGCAGCGAGACGGTGAAGGAGGGCGAGCCGGTCTATGTGGGCATGGATTTCAACGTGGGCAAGATGGCTGCGGTGATTCACGTCATCCGCGACGGCAACCCCCACGCAGTCGAGGAAGTGGCGAATGGGTACGACACGCCGGACATGATCCGCATCCTGAAGGAGCGGCTGGGTCAGCGGCAGATTGTGGTTTATCCCGATGCCAGCGGCGGCAGTAGGAAGTCAGTGGATGCAAGCGAGACAGACCTAGCGCTGCTTCGTGCGGCCCACTTCGTTGTGCGTGCGCCGGCTTCCAACCCGCCAGTAAAGGACCGCATCAACGCAATGAACGGCATGTTCCTCAATGGTGAAGGCCAGAGGCGCTACAGGGTAAACCCCTTCGGCTGCCCGACCTACGCCGAGTGCCTGGAGCAGCAGATCTGGGGGCCGAACGGCGAGCCAGACAAGACAGCGGGCAAGGATCACGCGCCGGATGCGGCGGGCTACTTCATCCACCGCGAATTCCCAATCATCAGGCGCTCGGCTCAGGCCACGCCACTGAGGGCCTGAAATGCCGATTGCAGTCAACGAACAAAGCGACGACATCAAGCTGCTGGCGCAGGAATGGCCGCAGCTGGAGGCGTTGCAGTCCGGCACCCGGGCAATGCGGGCAGGCAAGTCGGCCTTCATGCCCCAGTGGCCGGGCGAGCTGGACGAGGCCTACGGCGCACGGCTCGCGACCGCAACCCTGTTCCCGGCGTATCAGCGCACCGTGGGGGTGATGGCCGGCAAGCCGTTCTCCAAGTCATTGAGCCTGACGGGCGCCGACCAGAGTATCGAGAAGTGGGCAGAGAATATCGACCTGCAGGGCGTGAACCTGCATTCATTCGCATCTGACCTGTTCCGGCAGTCAGTGGGCTACGGCCTTGGCGGCATCCTTGTGGAGCATCCGGTCTCCACGGGCGCTGGCCGCACGACTGCCCAGGTCGAGGCCTCGGGTGTACGCCCGTACTGGGTAGCCATCAAGCACAAGCAGATCCTTGGTTGGCAGATGGGTACATACAAGGGCGCTCCAGCCCTTAGCCAGCTGCGCCTCCTGGAATCGGTTGAGGTGCAGGACGGTCCGTGGGGTACTAAGCACGTTGAGCAGGTCCGGGTGCTCTATCAAGGCGGCTGGGAAACTTACCAGCAGTCCCCGAACAAGAGCTGGGAGCTGGTTGGCAGTGGGCGCACCACGCTTGACCGCATCCCCTTCGTGCCGACCTACGGCCGCCGCCTGTCGTACATGATGGGCGAGGCTCCGCTGCTGGATCTGGCGTATCTCAACGTTAAGCACTGGCAGAGCCAGAGCGACCAGGACACCATCCTTCATGTGGCCCGCGTGCCGATCTTGGCGCGCACTGGTGTGGACGCAGGACTTGACGGCAAGCTGCCTGCGCTCAGCGTTGGCTCGGGCACAGTGGTGGATCTACCCAGAGAGGGGACGCTGGAATACGTGGAACACACGGGCGCGTCCATCGAGGCTGGCAGACTGTCCCTGCAAGACCTAGAGGAGCAGATGATTCAGACCGGCGCTGAGCTGCTGGTCAAGGCGGCAGGCCAGCGCACGGCTACCGAGTCGAGCAATGATGCGGAGGCCAACAAGTCTGAGCTGCAGCGCATGGCCGAGGGGTTCGAGGACTCTCTCGATATGGCGCTGGAGTTCACTGCCGAATACCGGCACTTGAACAAGGCCGGATCAGTCCAACTGTTCAGCGATTACGGCGCGGCGACCCTGTCGGATGCGTCCGCGCAGCTGGTGCTGTCCCTGCAGCAGGGCGGTCTGATCAGCAAGGTTCGGGCTATCGAGGAGCTGAAGCGCCGGGGCGTTCTGTCTGCTGAGGTCGATGCTGACGATGAGATCGCCAAGGCACAGGAAGACGGCCCGGCGTTGGGCACCTTGGGCGTAGGCGATGGCAACGATCAATGACCGCCTTCTCGACGAGGCTGTAGGCCACGCGATTGACCTGTCGCGCTACAGCACTGGCGTGGTGCGCAGGTTGATAGCCACATTGAACCGGGCCGACGCTCGGCTGACTGCGGCGCTGACTGAGGCGCTGATGCAGCTAGACCGGGAAAGCTTCACGGTTCAGCGGCTGGACGCGCTGCTTCAGTCGGTCCGAGGGATCAACGCAGAGGCCTACGGGGCGCTGCTGAAAGATCTGACCACTGAGCTGTCGGAGTACGCCGGCTACGAGGCAAGCTATCAGGTGCAGGCCATGCGCAGCACGGTCCCGCCCGCTGTCCAGCTGTTCGTGCCGGTGCAGGCGGTCAGCTCAGAGCAGGTCTATGCGGCATCGATGTCGCGGCCATTCCAAGGACGGTTGCTGCGGGACTGGGCTACCAACCTGGAGGAGTCGAGGCTTTCGCTGATTCGGAATGCGGTGCGGGCAGGGTACGTTGAGGGGCAGGCCACCGCCGACATCGTCCGCCGAATCCGTGGCACGAGGGCGCTGAATTACGCTGATGGCCTGCTGGACCGGGCCCGGCGCGAGGTTGAGGCGGTTGTCAGGACGGCCCTGAGCCACACGGCGCAGACGGCCCGGCAGGTGATGACCGATGCCAATGCTGACTTGGTGAAGGCGGTCAGATGGCACAGCACTCTGGATAGCCGCACGTCGCCCATGTGCCGAGTTCGGGACGGGTTGCAGTACACCGCAGACGATATGCACGCGCCAATCGGCCACAAGGTGCCTTGGGGCGACGGGCCGGGGCGAATCCACTTCTGCTGCCGGTCAGTATCGGTGCCGGTGCTGAAGTCTTGGCGGGAGCTGGGGCTGGACATTGACGACATGCCGCCCGGAACTCGGGCCAGCATGGATGGGCAGGTGCCTGCGGACATGACCTACGGCCAGTGGCTCGCCAAACAGTCTGCAGCTCGGCAGGACGAGATCCTGGGGCCGGAGCGGGCAAGGCTCCTGCGGGAGGGCAAAACAACGTTCGATAAGTTCACAGACGACCGTGGGAAGTGGCTCACCCTTGACGAGCTGCGCAAGCGGCTTGGGGTATAGTCCGCCCAATGGCAGAGCTACGGGCTATCGACGGGGGCAAGAAGGACAGGGCTAAGGCGCTGTCTCAGGCTCGCGTGCTTGAATGCTCTTGCGGTAGCCGGCGCGTCCGCGACGAGTATGTCGGACGGCTGATAGGTAAGAATGGTCGCATCGTCCATAAGGGCACGGCGATCATGGTGTGCGGACAGTGCGGTAAGCAGTTCGACACCTAAGGGCGCATCGCCCCGCAAGTAACCAAAGGCTCGCACATGCGGGCCTTTTTCTTTGGCCTGAGGCCAGCAACTAGTCCAGAGGACACAACAACCGTGACTGACATCGACCTGACTGCGCCTGAGGTGCAGGCGGCCATTACTGCTGCCGTAGAGAAAGCCACCGGCCCGCTGATCGCCAAGCGCGACGAACTGCTGGGCGAGGTGAAGAAGCTGCGCAAGAACTCCGAGATCGACCCGGCAGAGCTGGAGCGAGTAGAGGCCGAGCGCGACGCTTTGAAGCAGCAGCTGACCGAAAGCAAACGAGCAGCGGAGAAGGCAAGCAAGGACCTGGAGGCCGCGACAAAGCGGCTGACGGACACCGAGGGCGCCTATTCCAACACCCTGCGCGACTCGGCACTGACCGAGGCACTGGGCAAGGCTGGCGTCACCAACCCGGCCCTCCTGAAGGCAGCCAAGGCCCTCTTGGGCAACGGCCTGCAGGTGGTCGAGGAAGGCGGCGCGAAGGTCATCAAGGCGGGCGACAAGTCGCTGGCCGATCACATCACGGAATGGGCCGGTAGCGACGAGGGCAAGAACTTCGTCACGGCCCAAGAGGTAAGCGGCGGCGGCTCGCAGGGCGGGTTCCGTGGCGGCAATCCAACGAAGGGCGACATGGGCGGCAGCCGCAGTGAGCGGGTAGACGCCATCCGCGCCAAATTCTCCGATCTCCCGAAATAAGAGGTAACACCGAATGTCCCTGAGCCAGATGCAGGTATTCAACGACTACATCATGCCCGCGACCATTGAGACGCTGGGCCAGATGATCGACAAGTTCAACCAGGCCAGCAACGGCGCGATCCGCCTGACCACCGAAGGCTTCACCGGCGACTTTCTGCAGGAGTCGTTCTTCTCCTCGATCCACTCGGCCCAGCGCCGCGTTGACCGCTACGCCGCGCAGGCTGCAGCTGCTGCGACCGACCTGACCCAGCTGAAGCACAGCGCGGTAAAGGTGGCTGGCGGCTTTGGCCCCATCCGCTTCGAGCCGGGCCAGCTGACGTGGCTCAGCAAGCCGACCGCCGAGGGCATCGAGGTTGCCTCCCGCAACTTTGCCGAGGCGCTGTTGGCTGACCAACTGAACACCGCCATCCTCGCTGCACGCGCTGCCATCGCAAATCAGGCCGCTGTGACGAACGACGTGTCGGCCACCGCAGGCGTTGACTACGCCGGCCTGAACAACGCACATGCGAAGTTCGGCGACCGCAGCGGCAACATCGTTGCCAACGTGATGCGCGGCGCGATCTACCACAAGCTGATCGGCCAGAACCTCACCAACGCTGCCAGCCTGTTCCAGTCGAGCAACGTCCGCGTTGTGGACATCCTGGGCAAGGCCGTCATCGTCACCGATGCCCCGGCCCTGTACGTGGCAGGCACCCCGAACAAGGACTATGTGCTTGGCTTGGTGGACGGCGCAGTGGTGGTTTCGGACGGCGGCGATGTGATCTCGAACATCGAGACCAGCAACGGCCAGACCCGCATCGAGACCACGATGCAGGTTGACTACACCTTCGGCCTGAGCCTCAAGGGCTACACCTGGGACGAGGCCAACGGCGGCAAGTCGCCGGACAACGCCAAGCTGGGCACCGGAAGCAACTGGGACAAGGTTGCGACCGACATCAAGCACACCGCTGGTGTCGTGCTGATCGGCGACGCGGCCAAGTGACCGACCGGGGCGGGGCTTCGGCCTCGCCCCACTACTGAGGACAACACATGACCGAGATCATCTACGAGCCGCATCCGGTATCGCCGGAGCGGAAGGCAGAGCTGCGCGCCAAGGGCTATCAGATTGTGGACGCGGCCTATGCGCCGGAGGGCTACGAAAGCCCCGAGCCGAACGCAGCCAAGCCGCTGACCTTCAAGCAGCTGAAAGCTGCGCTGCGCCAGCTGCATGTCGAGTTCCCCAAGGACGCCACGCAGGAACAGCTGCAGCATCTGCTGGATGAGGCGAGCAAGCCGAAGCAGCCCGAGGGCGACCCGCCGCAGGAGTGACCCATGCTCATCGTTGAGGACGGCACTGGGCTGCCGAACGCCGAGGCTTACATCTCCGCCGCAGAGGCGGACACGTACCACGCCAACCGTGGCAATGCGGCATGGGCAGCGCTGGACACGCCGGCCAAAGAGGCTGCGCTACGCAAGGCCACCGACTACATGGGCATTGCCTATGGCGGTCGTTGGCACGGCGTGCGACTGACTCCAGGGCAGGCGCTGGACTGGCCGCGTGGCGTGGTGGGGGTGCCGGAGGCGGTCAAGCGTGCATCGGCTGAGCTGGCCCTGCGGGCTTCGACTGCGGAGCTGGCTGCGGATCAGGGGCCGGCAGTGAAGTCTGAGACTGTCGGGCCAATCTCCGTGACCTACGCGGACGGTGCATCCCAGTTCCAGCGCTACCCCTTAGTGGATGGCTTGCTGGCATCGCTGCTGGATGGCAGCTACGGACAGGCGAGGGTGATCCGGCAATGAGCAGCGTTGACCTTTCGAAAGACGACAACGGGCGTTGGCGGGTGTTCGTTGACGGACATCTGTTGACCAAGGTAGGGGCGGTCGATGTGCTTGCGCCGAGCGTAGATCGGCCAACCCCTGAAGTCACAATAACGCTGTATCCAGACGCGGTGCGGATCGATACGGAAACAAAGGGTGCATCGTGAGCTTCAACTACCCCAAGACCGCCGCCACTGCGACACGCCTGCTCCAGCGATTCGGCGCAGCTGCTCAGGTTGAGCGGCAGGGCGACGCTGAGTACAACCCGGAGACGGGGCAGGTTGAGCCAACCACCGTAACGCTGCCGACGAGTGCAGCAGTGTTCGCCTACGAGCAGAAGTACATCGATGGCACTTTGATCATGCAGGGTGACCAGCAGGCGTTCTGTGCGCCATCTGTAGCGCCTGTGCAGGGTGATGGCTTCGTCTGGCAGGGGAAGCGACACACGGTCGTCTCCGTCAAGCCGGTGGCCCCTGGGGGCGTGCCGGTTCTGTATGAGGTGCAGATCCGTGGCTGACCCACAGGTGTTCGCGCTGCAGCTCCAGGAGATGATTGCCAGGGCGAAAGCCAAGCCCGGCGAGGTCGTCAGAAAGACGTGCATTGACCTCCTGACCAATGTTGTCATGCGGACGCCCGTGGGCAACCCAGATACCTGGGCCATCAACAAGACTGCGCGGGACTACAACGATGCAGTGAACGCATGGAACGCTGAGCTACGGCTGGACGCGGCCAATACGGACAAACGTGGCCGGCTGAAGCGCGGTAAGCGATTGAACGACGGGATGGACATCATCGTCCCGGAAGGCTACGTGGGCGGCAGACTCCGCGCCAATTGGTTCGTATCCGTCGGGGTCCAGAACCGAGCAACGACGGCGGCACGCGATCAGGACGGGGCGACAACGATCAATCGTGGTGTCGCAACGATCTCATCGGCGGACGTGATGCGGGAGGTGTACATCACGAACAGCCTACCTTACGCGATCCCCATCGAGTACGGCCACAGCAGGGGCCAAGCTCCGCAAGGCATGGTTCGGGTGACCGTAACGGAGTTTCAGACGTACATCCAGAAGGCAATCGCCGAGGTGTCCAGTGAGTAACAAACTGTGCCGTCAGGTGATTGAGTCGCGGCTTGCGGCATGGGCCGCTGCACAAACGCCGGCGCTGCCGGTAGCGTGGCAGAACGTGAGGTTCACAGAGCCGGCGGGAACCTACCTGCGGGCGTTCCTGCTGCCCGCTGATACTGGCAGTGACGACCTAGCCGGGGTCCACAGACTCTACCGGGGCGTCTACCAAATCAACGTCTGCGCCCCGATCAACGCAGGCCCAGGCGAGGCAGAGAAGGTCGCCGCCGAGCTAGCTGCACTGTTCCCGAACAATCTGCAGCTACCCGCCACGGATCTAACCCTGCAAGTCATCTCCCCCGTTTCAGCTGGCGCATCAGCCCAGCCAGAAGACCGCTACGTCTTGCCAGTGTCCTTCCGATACCGCGCAGACGTGACCTAACCCGGCATCAAGCCGAAGCGGCCCCGAAAGGGGCTTTTTCTTTGCCCGCGTGCCGGGCTCATCAAGAGGATTCTCCGCAATGGCAATTTCCCTGCCGAACGGCTCCACCGTATCCATCTCCAACGGCTTCGGCGCTGCCAAGGCCATCTCCGCGACCACGAACGCCAACCCGGGCGTGGCATCGTCTGCTGCCCACGGCTACGCAAACGGCGACTACCTCGTCATCTCGTCTGGCTGGGCGCGCCTGAATGACCGCGTGGTCCGCGTTGCTGATCAAGCTGCGGGCACCTTTGCGATGGAGGGCGTGGACACTACCTTGACCAGCATCTATCCCGCAGGCGGCGGCACCGGCTCGGCCAAGTCAGTAACCGGCTGGACCCAGCTTGCCCAGATCCTCGGCTCCACCTCCAGCGGCGGCGAGCAGCAGTTCTGGGAAGGCCAGCTCCTGGAAGGTGACCGTCAGATCCGCATTCCGACCACCAAGTCGGCGGCGGGCATCACCTTCACCGTCGCAGACGATCCGACCCTGCCGGGCTACCAGCTGGCGAAGCAGGCCAATGATGACCGCCTGCCGCGTGCCGTGATGATCACCCTGAGCAACGGCGCCAAGCTGCTGTACAACGCCTACATCAGCCTGAGCACCATCCCGTCGCTGACGGTGAACGAGGCGATGACCGTTGAGGTCACGCTCTCCCTGCTGGCCGATCCGACCCGGTACGCGAACTGATGGCAAAGCTCACCCTTACCCCCGAGCCGTCCTTCGATGCGCCTGTAAAGATCCACGTCCCGGGCAAGGGCCGCGTGTCGGTAAAGTTCACCTTCAAGCACCGGACCCGCCAACAGGCGAAGGCCCTGTACGAGGATGCCCGCGACGGCAAGTTCGACTCCGATGCAGAGCTTGTGCTGGCACTGGCTACCGGCTGGGAGCTGGAGGACAAGTTCAACGCCGAGAACGTGGGCCTGCTGGTGGACTCGTACGCAGGCGCAGCGGGGGACATCCTGTCCACGTACTTCGATGAGCTGCGCGGTGCCCGCGAGGGAAACTGAAAGCGGCGGCTAGGGCGATCTACACCGGGCCACCCTCCGAGGCGGAGCTGGCGAAGCTCGGCCTGACCGCCGCTGATCTCGATGATCCAACCTGCTACGTGTGGCCCGATAACTGGGCCGCAGTGGGTGTCTTTCGGGCAATGGCAACCCAGTGGCGCACGGGTTTCTCCGGCGCTACTGGCCTCGACTACAACGCCCTGCCAACCGTGATGCGTCTGTGTGAGGTGTCCCGAGCTGACCAGCCCGACACCTTCGACTGCGTGCGCGTGATGGAGGGGGAGGTGCTGGATATGTGGAGTAAGAAGTAATGGATCTAGCTACCCTCGGCATCAAGGTGCAGACGGAAGGCGTTGCCGAAGCGGCAACCAGCCTGGACAAGCTCGACAAGTCGGGGCAGAGCGCGGCGAAGACTGCCGAGAAGCTGGCCCCGGCGCTGGACAAGGCCGGCACGGCTGCCGGGAAGTCGTCAAAGGGGACTGGCGATGCTGCCGCCTCCATGGCAAAGCTGGACAAGGCGAGCGACGGCGCTGCCAAGGCAGCGGCCAAGCTGACCCCGGCCATGCAGCAGACGGCAATGTCTGCTGGGGCGCTGGCGAACGCTACTCGCCAATTGCCCATGCAGTTCACCGACATTTTCACCGGCCTCCTGACCGGGCAGCCGATTATGCAGGTCGCGTTGCAGCAGGGCGGTCAGCTCAAGGACACGTGGGGCGGCATAGGGCCTGCCCTGAAGGCGTCCGCCGCCTACGTTTGGGGCTTGGTGAACCCGTTCACTGCGGCTGCAGCTGCCATTGGCCTGACGGCATACGCCGCCATTGACGCAGCAAAGTCAATGGAGGAGCTGGCGATTGCCGTCGCCAAGGGCGGGGCCGTGGCGGGCACGGCTGAGCAGATGTACGCACTGGCAGACGCGCTGAACGAGCTGGACAACATCACGCTCGGCACCGCTGAGGCAGCGGTGGCCCGCTTGGCCTCGGGCGGAAAGCTGGCCGGCGACAACTTCAATCTGGCGGCAGAGGCTTCGGCGCGGTGGTCGGCATTGACCGGCGAAGGCGTGGACGATGTTGCGGCCAAGTTTGAGGCCATCGCAAAAGACCCGCTCGCGGCTATTGAATCCGGTCAGATTCGGGTTACGCAGGCCCATCGCGAGCAGATCGTTGCTCTTGTCGAGGTGGGGGATAGGCAGGGCGCAGTCAACAAGCTGACCAAGGAATACTACGACCAGGTCAATGCCAACAGCGCGATGGTGGAGGCCCACTTAGCTGGCACCTCGCGGTACTGGGCGCTTGTTAGCGACAACATTGGTGAGGCGACCCGCAATCTCGGGGACTTCGTCAATGGCCTTGCGAACTACGCCGTTCGGTACGAGAAAACCTACCAGCGCCTTGTCGCGGGAGGAACGTCGGGCTTCATCGCCCAGATGAAGGCGTTCAACACGGACGCAGACTTCACTGATGTTGTCTCCCGGGTGCTGGGTAAGTCGAGCGCCACTTACGATCCGCAGGAGGGTTCTGCGGAGAAGGAGCGTACAGAATCCCTGGAGCGCTGGCTTTCTACTGCGGACAAAGCCGCAGGGCGGCAGTTAACGTTGAACAGGCTTCGCGAGGAGGGAAAGCGCCTCAAGCAAGACGAGGCCACGATCAACGCCGTCATAGCCCGCCAAGAGGCCGAATGGGCCAAGCAGGATCAAGCATCAGCCGGTCGTACTCGCAAGAAGGCGAAGGAGCTGACCGAGGAAGAGAAGCAGGCGAAGGCGCTCACTTCGGCCTATGACTCGCTCAGTAAGTCGATGGACCGCCGCTTGTTCATGCTTGAGCATGGCAGCACGGAGGCGGCGGCTACTCAGTACGCGTTTGAGCGCGGGGAGCTCAAGGGCCTAACCGATGATCTCGCTAAGTCAATGACCTACATTGACAACCTTGGTACAGCAAGGCCTTTCGAGAGCGCTGCTGACGCGCTTGAGAGGATGCGCAACACCGCGAAAGCCATTGACGCAGAGGCGGACTTTAGCGCCCTGTACGAGGGTGGAAGTAAAATCACCACTGTGATGAAAGACGCCACCGACTCCATGTCGGTCTTTGGTGAGCAAGCGGCCCGGAACATGCAGGACTCTTTCGCCGACTTCCTATTCGACCCGTTCAAAGACGGGGTAAGTGGGATGGTGGAGAACTTCGGCAAAGCGATCCAGCGGATGCTCGCAGATGCTGCGGCTGCAAAGATTTTCGAGGCTGTGGGCACATGGGCGTCGAGCTATCAGGGCAAGGGGGCCGGCTTGATCAACGCTATCAGCGGCATGATCACCAAGAAGAACGCTAACGGCGGGGTGTACGACTCGCCAAGCCTTTCAGCCTATTCGGGCAAGGTGTATGACAGCCCGCAGTACTTTGCGTTCGCCAAAGGAGCCGGCGTGTTCGGTGAGGCAGGCCCGGAGGCGATCATGCCGCTCAAGCGCGGCAGCGATGGTCGGCTTGGTGTAGCGGCATCTGGTGGCGGCGCTCAGCAAATCAAGATCGAAGTCGAGAACAAGGGGCAGCCAGTGCAGGCTCAAGCATCGGCACAGCGCCAGCCGGATGGATCGACGCTCATCAAAATGGTTCTAGACAGCGTGGCGGATGACATGGCAAGCGGCGGCAAGACGGCCCAGGCAATGCAGAGTCGATTCAACGTCTCGGAGCGCGTGTAATGGCTGATTTCCCAACCTACGCCCAGATCCTGGCCGATGGATTCTCCGAGTCCTTTGACCCTTCGGTTGAGCGCACCGACATGGAGCGCGGCGTTCCTAAGCAGCGCATGATCAACAGTCAGGTGCTTGTGAAGCTCAGTGCGACTGTGTTTTTCAGGTCATCGGATGATGTTGCCGCGTTCGAGTCTTGGTACTTCGACACGATCAAGCGCATCGGCTGGTTCCAGATGAAGCACCCGAGGACCGGCGCTGAGATCACCGCTCGGTTCGAAGGCGGCAGCATCGGAAGCCTTTCACCGCTTGCCCCGAATTTCTTTATCGCCAGCCGAAACCTCGTCATGGAGTACATGCGGTGACCACATTCCTCGAGCGCCGCCAGCGCGTTACCGACACCTCGGGCACATTGCTGTTACTGGAAGTCAGCGCACCGTCCTTCGCCGACACCCTCCGCATCGTCAACGACACCCGAAACTGGACGAGCAACGGCGTGGAGTACATCGGCGTGCCGTTCGGCTTCAAGCTGCCTGATGACGTGTCCGGGCAGACGCCCCGGGCCGTACTGACGCTGGACAATATTGGCCGAGGGATCACGGACGACCTGGAAAGCCTGCAGCCCTACGATGTGGTGAAGGCCAAGTTGATGATCAGCGACCGAGCAGACCCTGACGTTATCGAACGGGTCTACATCCTGCCGATCACTCAGGTCTCCGTGAACACGAAGACGGCGACCGCGCAGTGCGGCTATGACGCGGTGATGCGCCAGCAGGCCGTGCGGGTCCGCTACAACCCGTTCACTGCCCCGGGGGCGTTCTGATGCGACTGTCCGATGTTGAGCGGTTCACCCTGCTGCCCTACGACGAGGCTACCTTCGACTGTGCCGACCTCGTAGCACTGGTACAGCGAGAGCTGTTCGGGCGAGACGTGCGGATGCCCAGCCGCCGCCCGCGCGGTGCCGAGGGACAGGCCGCCATCGGCGAGCTGTCCAGGCCCTACGCGCGACGAACGGACACGCCGCAGGACGGCGACCTTGTCTTGATGATCGAACACGGACAGAAACGCCCCGGCCATGCCGGGGTTTTCTTTTATCTGGCCCACGAACAGTGGGTGCTCCATGCGAACGAAAAGACGGGTTGCAGCATCATGCACCGCGTCCGCGACCTGCCCGACTTCGGGCTACGTATCGAAGGAACATATTCATGGGTCTGATGGAACTGCCGCGCACCGAGCCGGGCCAGCTGATTGTTACCCCGCATCCGGCGCTGCTGGAGGGCCAGCGCACCGTTGTGTGGAAAGCGCGCGTCGGAGAGAGCCTGTATGCGCTGCTGATGCGCAACGTTCCCGAGCTGGACGGGCAGCCGTGGGCTGTTTCTATCGGCGGCGTGGTGGTGGAACGCCACCTGTGGCACTGCGTCTATCCGAAGCAGGGGCAGGTGGTCGAGGTGCGCGGCGGGTTTGGCAAGACCGCGTTGATGATCGTCGCCATGATCGCGCTGACGTATTTCACGATGGGCTTTGGCGCTGCGACTGCGGGCATGTGGGGAGCTGGCGCGGTAGCGAGCAGCTACGGCGCTGTGGTGGGCATGGGTGTCTACATGGCCGGGTCCATGCTGATCAACAAGGTTCTGGGGCCGAAGCCGCCCAAGGCTGGAAGCCAGTCGCAGGACTCTGTCTACTCGCTTTCCGGCTCTCGCAACCAGCTGCGCCAGTACGAGCCGCTTCCAATGCTGTTCGGCAAGGTGCGCATCACGCCCGACCTGCTGGGCAAGCCATACACCTGGTATGAGGGCAACGACCAGTATCTGGGCCTGCAGCTGTGCGCGGGTATCAATGTCGGCCGCGTCGAGGAGATCTACAACGGCGACACGCTGCTGAGCAGCTATGAGGGGGCCAAGGTCTACCACGCTGGCTACAGCCAGATGCCGGACCAGGTCATTCCGCTCTACAGCAATGCCGACGTGATAGACGGTGGACAGCTGCTGGACACCAGCAGTGACCCGAAACACACCCCGAGCGCGTGGATCGAACGCACCAGCTCGTCAGATACCGTGCGCCTGGTTGTCGGGCTGGAATACCAGCTCTACGACAAGACCAGCAAGGGCAAGGACAAGAACAACACCGAGCGCGTCGAGATCCAGTACCGGCCGACCGGTACCACCGGCTGGCTGAGCTTCGGCAACTACACGCTCAACAGCAGCCAGACCAAGGCCTACCGGGCGGGGTATGGCAAGGATGTGGCGCGCGGC